CAGTACTTTTCACAGAGAATGATTGACTTTTTAAATTTTAACGCAACAGCCAACTTTCCAGAATATTATCAGAATGTAAACGAGGATGTATCTCCTGACTATGATGACAATTTTGGTGGCTGGGTAATGACTTAAGATATGGCAGTAACAAACGGATGGGGACAAGGTGCGGTAAACAATAACAATGATTGGGGTAAGGCAAAAGCCAATTCTACTAATGGATTTGGTGCTGTTTATGATAGTTCATTAAGTGGTGATACTAATATTGTTGGTGGTCAACCTGTTGTTTCTATAACTTATTCATCAAGTTCTTTTTGTGCTGATGCTTCAGACCCAACACCAACTATAAGAAACAATGCTGGTGCTGGTACATTTAGCTCGACATCTGGCTTAGTATTTATTAGCACATCTACAGGTGAAGTTGACATTGATGCTTCTACTGCAGGAAGTTATTTAATTACTTATACAGATACAGATTCGTCAACTGCAACATTTAATTTGACTATTAATGGTTTGCCGACTGCTAATATCACAGGTGCATTAAGTTTCTGTGCTGGTAGTAGTACGGTGTTAACTGCTACAAGTGCGAGTTCTTATTTATGGTCTACAGGACAAACTACACGAGAGTTGACAGTAACTTCAGGAGGTTCATATAGTGTTACTATAACGGATTCAAATGGATGTAGTGCAACTTCTTCGATAGTTACCGTTACAGAACACCCACTACCGAATGTAGAAATTACAGGAACTTTAACTTATTGTGCTGGTAATACTACAACGTTAACAGCTCCTGCTGGATTAAGTTCTTATTTGTGGTCTACGGGAGCAACTACACAAAGCATTAATGTAACGGCAGGCACCTATACAGTCACGGGAACTGATGCAAATGGATGTAGTGCTACTTCTTCTGCTTCTACGGTAACAGAATTACCTTTAGATAGCGCAACAGTAACTTATTCATCAAGTGCTTATTGTCAAATGCCGACGGGCGCTTTAGCTGTAGATGGTTATTATCCTTTATATACCACAGCTTCTGCTGCTAATGCGGTTAGTAATGATGGTCAAAGCCACACACATTATTTAAGCGGTCAAACTTACTATATGCCCGGAGCATCAGCTGGTGTAAATCCAGGAGTTATTCTATATCACGGTGGTTACTCTTTAACTACGCCAGCACCATCCATCACAGGTGAAACTGGAACATTTAGCGAGTCAACCGGAAATCTAAGTATAGATAGCGCAACAGGTGTTATAAACGTTAATAATTCAACTGCTGGAACTTATACTGTTGTATATACTACAAATGGAAGCTGTCCAAATACAGTAAATAACACTATTACAATTAATCCTCTTGACGGTGCTACTTTTGGTTATTCTGCGAGTAGTTTACCACAAACAGGAACAGCAAGTTTAACAACTACACCAACCACTTCAGGTGGTGTTTATAGTGCCTATCCAAGTGGGTTAAGTATAAACTCTTCTACAGGTGAAATTGATTTAGCTGCTTCTACTATTCAATCTTATAAAATATTCTACATAACAAGTGGAACGTGTCCAAATTCATCAACCTTTGATTTAGCTGTAACTGCTGCAGGAATTACTAATAACTTCAGTATGGAGTTTGATGGGACAAATGATTATATAGATTTAGGTAATAATTTTAATTTTGGCAATGTTACAACTGACTCTGCTTTTTCTATTTCAGCTTGGATTAATATGACAAGCACTTCAGGATTTAGAATATTAAATAGATATGATGGTTCAAATTTAGAATATTCTTTTGGTACAGGTGGAAATAATAAATTACAATTTTTCATTTTTGATACTATTAGCAAATACAGAGCAATTGTTATGACTACTGTTTTAAACACAGGGCAGTGGTATCACGTAGCTGCTACTTACAGTGGTGTCGGTGGGCAAGACGCACAAAATGGAATGATAATATATATAGATGGTGTGCCTGCTACTGTAACACAAACAATTGTAGGGGCTTATCAAGCTATGCCTAATTTATCTATTGATGCTTATATAGGTAAATTAAATACAAGTTACGCAAATGGCAAAATGGACGAAGTAGCAATCTGGAACACAGCTCTAACATCTACACAAGTACAAAGTATTTACGATGGAACAGGAACTAATTTAACTAAAGACTTAACTACAGTGTCAGGTAGCAACTTGATTTACTGGAATAGAATGGGAGATTAATTATGAGTAATTACTATAATAGACAATGGCGTTTGCCTAACAATGAGAATAAAGACAAGCAGAGTAACTATTCTATGGACTTTGATGCTGCGAACAGTCAGGTGGTCAATATAGATCATAATTCTGTTTTTAATTTAGGAACTTCCTTTACTATAAGTGGATGGTTTAATTTTTCTTCTAATAAATATCAAGGCCTAATTAGTTTTGATAATACTTCACCAAGAGGATGGTTTTTGTTTCAGCTAGCTGACAATTCAATAAAATTATTTGATGGCACTAGTGCTTTTACTTTAAAAACGTCATACACAACTACTAACCAATGGGATAGTTTTATAGTAACTTATGATGGAACAGATTTAGTTTTTTATGTAAACGGAACACAAGAAAGCACACAAGCCGTTTCAGTGAATTTACAAACTAACGGAAATGACGGACAAATAGGTAATAATAAATTTAGCACAGGAAGATATTTTAACGGAAAAATAGACGGAGTAAGTATTTTTAATTACGCTCTTTCTTCAAGTCAAGTAACAACTCTTTATGGGTCAAGCTCTACTGGCATAGGAAATCCAATGAGTTTACCAAAACCTGTTGCTTACTATCCTTTAGGAGATCAAGATGCTTTTAACGGAGCAAATTACTTAGTTCCCAATAGTTCTTTGAAAGATTTTGTTTTTAATTTTGACTCTGATTATATAGATTGTGGCAATACAATAGGCAACGGATTTAGTTCTATTACTGTTTCTTCTTGGGTAAATTTTGATAATCCAACTGCTAATTTAAGAGAGGAAATTGTAAGTAAAGATGCTTCAGGTGGAAGGACATTTGCTTTATTTAAAAATAGCTATGGAAATTGGAGTGTTTATGGGACAGTAGGTTTATTAGTTAATGATGGTACTACCACAAATAATGCTACAGCTTCTCAATCTGATTTCAGTCCAGTTGCAAACACTTGGTATCACGTGCTTGGTACTTGGGACGGTACTAATATAAAACTCTATATAAATGGAGATCTTAAAAAAACAACTTCATTTTCGGCTACTAGTTTAAGCACAAATACTTCTAATGTGTTAATTGGAGATTCTGGTTGGTCTGGTTCATATAATATGGATGGTCAACTTTCTAATGTTCAAATATTTAACACAGCGTTGGCAGGAACAGGTTCTAACTCAGTAGAAACTCTTTATAATTATGGTTCTCCACTTACTTCAATGAGTGGATTTAGTTCTTTGGTTTCTTGGTGGAAATTAGATGCTTCTGATACTTATGATTCTTCTACAGGAAATTGGACAATTGAAGACCACGCTGGTTCAAACGATGGAACAAGCTCAGGAATGACACAAGCCAATTTAGTTCAAAGTGATTTAAGTTTTACAAGTGGTTACTCTCCTTATGCTTTAGAGTTTGATGCTGCAAGTAGTGATTATATAGATACTAATAACGCGATTATTTCAGGTTTTTCAAGTTTTACAGCATCCGCGTGGGTTAATTTTAGCACATCACTAAATTTACCTCCTATATTTTATCAAGAAGGTTCTGCAAGTGAAATTATAATATTGTTAAGGTATCACCATAGTTTACAAAAATTTCAACTTTATTCAGAAACAACAAATGGTCTTTCTATTGCACAACAACCAAACAATAGTTTTACTCCAGTAGTTGGGCAGTGGTATAATATATTAGCTTTATATGATGGTTCAAATTTAAAAATATATTTAGACACAGTTGAAATTGCAACTATTACACAAACAGGAACACTTGTAACAGGAACTGACACTTTTAAAATTGGTAAATATAGTAACAATTATTTTAACGGTTCTATTTCAAATTGCTCTATTTGGAACACAGCTTTAACATCTGCACAAGTAACAGAACTTTATAATGAAGGAGTACCATCTAATCTAAACAACCATAGTGCATATTCAAATCTTGTTAGCTGGTGGCAATTAGGAAGTAATAGTTCTTATAATACTAACTGGACTGTATTAGATGAAAAAGGAACAAACAATGGAACCTCAAGCAATATGGGAGAAGATGCTATAGTAGATGGGGTTGGAAGTTATGCCAATGGTTTAAGCTCTGGAATGGGGGGTGATGAAGTTATTGGAGATGCGCCTTACAGTTCAGCAAATTCTCTTAGTGTAAATATGGATATAGAAGATAGAGTAAGTAATACACCTAGTTAAAATATTAAAATAAATAAAAATGAATAATAGAAGTTATATAGTAATAAATTTAAGCGATACGGACAAAGTGCTTTTTTCTCAAGTTAATCAATCTTCAGCACAAAGTATGCGAAGAAACTTAGCAAACACGCAGGGAATATTGAGTTATAGCGTGACACCTAGTTTTGTAAGTGATAATTCCTTAGTGCCTGTTGGAGATATAATGAACCAAGCTCAATGTATCGCTTTATTAGCAGATAGTGACTGGACACCAGACAACCCTGAAACGTGAAATATGTAAGCAACATATTACAGAAGCCCAAGAAACGCAGAAGAAATGTGCATTCTAAGAATGCAAGTAGAGGACAGGTAGGATATAAAAACATATATCGTGGACAAGGTAAATAGTATAAGAATGGACGATCACAGTTTATTAATGGTAGTTAGCTCGCTAATAGGAGCTT